ATTTGTCCTGGCTCTTTTACGTTCAGCCATTATTCACTCCTATCGCGTTTGGCAAGCGAACAGGTAATCAATTGTAGCTGACTTGGTGCCGGTAGTAGAACCAGACAGTTCCATAGCGCCGATGGCTAAGTTTTCATCGTCCGGAATGTTGTCCGTATGCGTGGCAACCAAAGCCCGGTTCACAAAGAACTCAACCTTACCCGTGCCCGTGACATGGAAGCCAAGGGTTACAAAGGTATCGTCGCTGATGTCAATGCCCGAGTCGGTGGTAGTAGCCGTGCCATCTTTTTCAGTGACGCAGTCGATGTTGGTGTCACCATCATCAACTTGGAACACAATGCGGTCAGCAGCCGCCAACATCGCTTCTGGGTTGGTGGCAAAGTTCACCGTCAAGCCAACGCACAAATCAATCGCGCTACCTTCGCTGTCGCCGACTTTGATTTTGGTTTCAAACCAAATGTCGCGGCCAGCAGCCACGGCAAAGATCTCGTTACCTTGCACGCTGGCACCATCGTTGTCAGTCGTGGCGTTTGAAGTCAGCACCAAAGTGCCACTCTCAGCATCAGCACCCAACGCCGCAGAAGCGCTGGAATCTTTGACAACAGTCCAGTCGTTGGTGGAGTCAAGCGTCACACCAGTAAAATCATCCATGTAAACCAAGTAATCCGGGTTTACACTTACCGGCAGATTTTCAAACCATTTTTTCGTGTTGTTTTTACCGGCGAACAGAACCGGGCCGGTGAAATGAACAGCCATGTGATACTCCTGTCGTGGCTAGTGTCAGCGTTTGCTGTCAGGGTACGTTCAGTGTAGGCAAAAAAAGAGGGGGACACAAGGCCCCCCTCTAGTGTGCTTACGCGCCCGGCGAACCGAACACGCAACGTGGGTCGCTAACGCCGAAGCTGTAACGCTCACGCGCTTTGTAACGCACGTTACCAGTGTCAAAATCGCCCTCCATAGAGGTGCGCACTGGCGAACGCTCAAAGTGCTTAAACCCGTTCGGGCTGTCGGTTTTAATGAAGAACGCATCCGTGTCGGTCAGGTAATGGTTGATTACATAACCTTCCGGCAACATGCCCATATTGCGCATGGCGTTGATATCATTATCCGCAGTGCCCGGACGCAGTTGCGTAGCGGTCAAACGCTCAGCAACAAATTGTAGTGCCGGCGGAATGATCAACTTACGCCCTTGCACAGCGACCAACAGGCCACGCTCATCAATGAACGCAGCAATGTCGATCATGCTCTGCTCAAGCGAAGTTTCATTCAAGTCCGCAGCAACAGTCAACTCGTTGCGGAAGTTACCGCCACCCAGCGTCGGGTGATCAGTAGCACAAAGCTCTTTGCCATCACCGAAGGTAAAGCTGCTATTGAACGCATTGTTCAAAATGTTCGCACCTTTGACTTCTTTGGTGTTCGACATAGAGCGAGCCAACGCCCGAGTGTAGCGAGTGCTCAAGCGGTCGTAAAGGTTGTCCTCTACAGCCTCTTCAGTAATCGCAAACGCCAGGGCGATAGTTTCGTGCGTGTAACGAGCCGTGAACGACTCGTTCGCGGTGTCAAAGGTTACAGCCGCACCCTCGGCTTTTACCGGGGCTTGACCAAAACCTGAGAGCATCACCTCTTCTTCAAAGGCACGGTCAGAAGATTCGGTATCGAACACTTCGTTCCACTCGCCTTCGTAGCGGTTATACTCCAGACCAAAAAGAGCGTTGAGACCAGGCTCAAGCTCTTTCATTAGTTGTGAACGGCTAATTGGCATCGCTGATCTCCTTAAATACCAGCACCTTGACCGTTCTGATTATAACGGTAAAAGTGATTGTTGAGAAGAACGATGGCCAACATACCGGCAGCAGTCGTATCAGCATTTGAGGGGCTATCCTCAAAACCAACGATACGCAAGTTCAGCGTGTTGGTGGTGTTCACCGTGCTGACAGCCAGCTCGCCAGTGGAGATACCCGTGGTCGCATCGCCAGAGGTAGCAGTCGCAAAGTTCGCGTTGGCATGAATAGATGCATCAGTAGCCGCAGCATCACAGTTGATCAAGAACAACTGATCAGGGTTTGCAGCGACCAAAGCACTAGCAGCCGTGCCAGACTTCACCGAAGAAGTACCTGGCCACTTGTTAGCGAACTTAGGTTTACCATCGAGGTCAATGTACTCACAGCCCATGAAAGCGCCAAGCAACGGGACCGTTCCACCATTCGCGTTGCCAACGATATCGATCATACCATTAGCAAGCGGAATAACCGGAGTACCCTGGAAAATCGTGCTCGAAGTACCAGTGGTGCCAGCGGTTTGGATTTTGAACTTAGTAATGCCGTTAGAGTTGGTGCCCTCACCAAGCATTGAATACATACGAAGACCAAAAGCGGCATCTTTGTTTGCCATTTTCGGAATCCTTCCTTACATGCTAGGTTTCAGAGTCGGCAGAAGGACGCCTTCCACCGAAGGTGACACGACTCTGCCTATCAGTAGTGATAGGCATGCTCGGGTGCTCTTCCCGCATAAGGTCATTATCAACAGCATCCATTTGCTGTTTTGCGCGTTGATGAAAGTACGCGGCCCGTTCGTTACGTGTTTCAACAGGGAACCGGGCGAGCAGGAGACCACCCACCCCAATCACACCAGAATGTTTGCCATCCTGTACAGTTGGGGCTTCAAAGTCTGGATATTCGTCGGCCCGAACGAGTTCAAAGCCTTCACGAAGTCTACCGGAAATATTCTTTTTATCGTCGATACCCATGACAGATTCACGGATCCAACGATGAACAAACCCTTCCGGTGCGGGCGGGGCATCCAAAGAGGATGGTGGGGTCCAAGGCTTACGGCGAGAAGTGTTAGTTCTCGTAGTGGCGGCACGGGGTGTTTTATCTACCATTACTGGCTCCGTGTTTCTAGCAAAGCTACTTGCTTCGCGTAGTCTTCAAGAGATACACCAAGTTTCTTCGCGATTGCAACCTGGCTTGGGGTGAGTTTGACAGATTTTTTGCCATTTTTGCGTGGCGCACTCGTGGCACGACCTGTAGGCGCAACATTTGATGTACGCGGCTGTGGCGTTTCATCAATCTCCTGCTCAACAGGTTGCTCATTTGCAAACTTGTGCGGGAAGTTTTCACGCATGCGTTTATCAATCTCTGAGTAGTATTCGTCGCTTTCAGGATTGAAGTTCTCTTCTTGCACAAGCTGCTTATGAATGCTGAAGGCAGTGAGTGTCATAGGCTCATCTGTGCCAAACCACTCGTTCTTTGCACTCCACTCTTCTGCTTTTGGGCTCGGCTGTGCTTGCTGGGTTTGTTGCGGTTGGGCAGCTTGTGCTTCTTCTGGCTGCTCAGTTTGCAAACGCTCGCGTGCATACTCAAGGCGCTGTGTTTCCAACGCATGCTCAGACATCTTACGCGACAGCTCTACCTGTGCATCAGCATCACCAAGCTCAATGGCTCGCTTGAGCTGCTCGTTCAAAGTAGACTCTGACACTTTCAAGCGATTGTCATACTCAGTCAGATAGCTCTCATCAGACTGTTTTGCTCGCTTGGAAACTTCGTCATATTGGTTTTTAAGCGATGTAGCATAATCAAGCGCAGCCTTTTCTCTACGCTCAGCTTCGCGCATGCGGCTTGTCAGCTTACTAATGCGCTTTTGCACTGACTCTGAATATTCGTCAGCTTCATCTTTTTCTTTTGCAGGTTCTTCTGGGGCAGACTCCGCCGCTTCTTGTTCAGGCTGCTCTGCCTCTGCGCTGTCTTCTAACTCAATGTTTGCCTCTTCTTCAACAGGCAAATCGTGCATCATTTCTGTGCTCGACATTTTGTGCTCCGTCACATATGGATGATATCAGTGGGATCAGCAATAGTGGCGATGATTTCATCATCATTGAGGATACGCACCTCGCCACCATCGATCTTGAAACGTGAACCTGCATACCGGCCAAAAATCACCCAGTCTTTTTCTTTACACCAGGGTATGCCGTCAAACTTACTCTCATCTTTGTAAGCTAACGGGCCGATACGCAGCACGTACCCACACACCGTAGCCAAAGCCTCGCGCTCGATAGTCTGGTCTGGCAGATACAACGAGCCGTGCTTTTTTTGGCCTTTGAACGGAAGCAACAAAATACGCCAGCCGGTCGGTTGCGGTAGGCGGTCAATAGCTGTTTCAGGTAGGTTTGATGGGTCTAGTACGAAGTTTTCTTCTTTGACATAAGCAGTCTCAAGGATCTTCTGGGTCATCGGTAATCCTAACTAGCAGGTCTCTGAGTTCCTGTTCGAGTGTTCCGATCTCTGCAATACGTGCACGCAGTTCACGGAACGCAGTAAAGTCGGCAACTGCGCCGTAAGCCAATGTTTCTTCGTAGCTAGAGCGTCGTTCCCGTATGCTCTTTAGCAAACGTTCAAATAAAAATAAACTGGGGTCGTCAATCATTTTTGTCTATACGTGCCCTTGCTTTACTCATCGCGCGATTACCGAACCAAAATGCAACGATGGCGCTGAAAATAGCCTGCGTTTCGCTATCCCAAATCATCAGGGCAGCAGTTTCAAAGTTCATATCAGGTTTTTGCAGCGCGCTATAAAGCAACACACCTTTGACAGTCGCAAAGGTTATGAAGAAAAGGTAAGTAAGAACAGGGCGCACACTGCCCCTAAGAGCGTTGACAAATGGCCCAGCGTCGACAGATCTATCATGTTCATACAAACTTTTCGTTTCTTGTGTCTCAGCTTGTGCATCAAGCTCTTTCAACTTCAGCTCGCTCAGGCTTTGCGCATATTTCGCTTTCGCCTCCAGCAT